ACACACAAGATTATTTAATTTCTATGTTTCATATTTCAAATGAATTAGAAAAGTTAAATGAAGTAAGAATTCAAAACGTAGAAAAACAAATACGATTATTTAATGTATTACCATTACGCACCAATATTGTAGGTAAAAATATTTGTATTGATACTTGTGCATTAATTTCTAATTTTTTAGGAGATGAGCCAACATCTACACATTTGAAAGATTATAAAAAAGAAAATAATCAATATGATTTATGGAATAGATTTTTCAAACTAAATAAAAGAGTATTCAAAAAAGGACAAAAATATACATTTAGTTTTATGATTAGAACTGATGGTGTTTCTGGTTGTTCTTTATTTGTGAGAACCGATACCGACAGAAAACCATTAAAGAAAACAAATAAAAATAAAAAATGTAGCGAAGAAGTTAATACTGATTATATTGAAAAAACAGAATTAACAGATGAATTGAAAAGTATGAAGGTTGTTTGTGCTGACCCTGGAATGAGCGACCTTATATATTGTGGTGCGAAAGATGACGATGGAAACTTACAAACTTTTCGTTATACACAAAATCAACGAAGATTAGAAACAAGATTGAAAAAATATAATAAAATTGTGGATAAAATAAGTAAGGAAACCACCATAGAAGACCAGACAATTAAAGAAATAGAAACCACCTTATCAAATTATAATAGTAAAACATGTAAGTATAATAAATTTATGAAATATTGTATTGAAAAGAATAATATAAATTATAAATTGTATAACCATTACAAACAACGATTATTTAGAAAACTCAAATTAAATAGATTTACAAATACACAGAAAAGTGAATTGAAAATGGTAAAGAATTTTGCAAATAAATTTGGAAAACCAGAAAATACTATTTTTGTAATGGGGGATTATGATAAAGGAAATTATCATATGAAAGGATTAGAACCTGTTATTTGTAAGAAGTTTAGAAGAATATTTAAGAATGCGGGATATAAAACATTTTTAGTAAATGAATTTAGAACTTCAAAATTGTGCAATTGTTGTCATAACGAATTGGAACATTTTTTAGAAAGACCAAGTCAAAAACCAAAATTAAAGAAAGAAAATAAAACAGAAATATGTCATGGATTATTACGATGTCAATCGGTTAAGCATAATTGCGAAATAATTCATAACAGAGATAAGAATGCTGTTCAAAATATGCTGAATATAGTAAGTTCCGTATTTAATACAGGAAAACGACCAGACGTATTTTGTAGAGTAGTAAATTCTTAAACTTCATATCCGTTTCAAGACGGATACTAACCAAATTTTTGCATTTTTGCTTATTTTTTTCGTTGTTAAGTCGGCGTTTTAAATGTGCAAAGGTGTAAAAACTTTATATAATAATATTTCAAAGGTATAGAAGAAAGATGGCATTATTGCAGAAAGATTATATTTTACTAATTATGAATTGTCAAAAATATAGAAACAAGGCGCTCATTCAAAAGGAAACATGGTTACAAACTATACCAGATAATATCCATTATTATCATGTCATAGGGGATGAAGAGCTTACTTCTGACTTTTTATTTAACGATAATGAGAGAATACTATGGGTAAATACAAAAGATGATTATATTTCATTACCGAGTAAAGTTATCGCGGCTTTTGGCGCAATTCGCCAAACATTTAAGTTTAAATATGTGTTTAAAACCGACGACGATCAAGATTTAATCAATGAAAAGTTTTTCGATACCATTATTGGCGTATTAAACACACAAAAATTAAAATCACATTATGGGGGTCACGTCGTAGACGTTCAAATACCATATTTATCCAGGTACTTTGAATTACATCCAGAATTGCCTCAAGATATGATTATACAAAAGACACAATATTGTAGCGGTCGGTTTTATTTTCTCTCATCTGAAGCTTTGAGTAACTTGATTTCAAAGAAAGAATCTATTGTGAATGAATATTTAGAGGACTATGCAGTGGGTCTTTATTTGAATCCTATTTTCAAAAAATCGATTTTTTCTGTTGCGTCTGATACGATTTTCAAGGATCTTGAAGCGATAGCGAATGAATAAAATAAATTGATACGATACTATTTATCCAACATTGTCATCGCGTGTCTATAATTCGTCTGTTTTTTTTCAACATCGCTATAATCCGCGCGCTGAACTACGGTTAGAGGTGTGATAAGAAACCAATTGTCTTTTTCTTGTAGTCTCGTCCAAAATTGATCGATGGCATATAATGAATGGTGATGTGGTTCTAAATATAATTGTTTTATACCCGTTATATAATTTTCAATAAGTTTTTCATAATAATGTTTTTTTACGATATATCCAGTAGTTGTTTGTGTCCACGAAACCTTTACGCTATATTTGTTTGCGATTTTATATGGTCGCATATTATTTCCTGCAAGTAAAACGACATCCCATATATCCGTATTTTCTAAAAACCCATTTAATTGTTTTGTAAATAGGGATGGGTCCAAAAATTGAATATCATCTTCACATATTAGAACGTGGTCCCAATTATTTGCTTGAGCGATTTGAAGACATTTTAAATGGCTTAAACTACATCCTAGTGCGCCGTTTGTCATTCTGACGGCATTAAATCTTTGTGGTTTGTTAAATCCTACTATCGATAACTGCTTTTCCACGTGTTCTTTTCTGTCTGGTCTTGTTTCCAAATTAATATAAAGTATATTTTTAATGTCATTGATACTTTTAATCATATGTATTTTGTGTATATATGATTAAAATTCTTTATTATATTGTTGGGAATATTATGTTTATTTAGTCGTCGCCATGTGGAAAAAAACGTAGGCGATAGCCGAAGTTTTTTGATTATATTCCGTAGACGTTAGTCGAAGGAATATCAAAATTATATAGAATATGATTAATCATATTATTCCACGCATTTTTACTATGTACATTACGTTGATACCATTCATAACATGCAACTGACATTTCATTCCATTTTATTTCAGATATTGAATCTATTTTTTCTTTTATTTCTTCTGGAGAATTCACCTTTATATAATGCGTATTTTCAATAAATGGTTCCATATATGAATCCACCGTAACTTCGGGTGTTACTATAGGAACTGTTCCAAATGCCATTAACTCAACTTCTCTATGACATTTTGTTCCATACCCACGTAAACACAACCCATATTTTGAATTTCTTAGTTTCATCAAATATTCCTCGAGACTAAATTTTTTTACAAATCCTTTTGTACAATGAAATTCAGTTAATACTTTACTCCAATCTGTAGTTGTTTTTCTGAATTTTTCTTGTACACTGTTTTCATAATTTCCAATAAATATACTTTCTATTTCTCGTTTGTCATATGACAATATATTATGATTTTTCAATATTTTTTCTAGTAACATCGGTCTTCTTGGCCAAAATATCCACGGTTTTACATTTATATTTGGAATATATTGTTTTAATTGTTCTCCTTCAACTTTTATATCACCGTTACCCAATAATAATAAAGAACAGCTTACTACTTCTTGGTTACAATGTTCTAATGTATCTCTATCATATGTTATAATATTGGGTTCTAACCAACAATGAATACTATTCGCATCAAATGTAACATCTACATCTTTATTATTAACTTTTAACAAAATAGGCATTTCTCTATAACTATCATTCGCGTGATGTCCTAATCCAGGTAATGGTTGCTTCGGTACTCTTAATATCCATTTATTATTAATTACACGATAAATAATTGCTAATATTTTATATGCCTTAGCGTTTTTAAAATGCTCGATTAATAAATTATTGAATGATTCAAAACGTTTATCTAAAAAATGGGTATGTATAAATTTTAGTGGTTTGTCTTTATAGTATACTGTATCATTAGGTTTCGATGTAATAAATGCTGCTATTTTATCAGGACTATCTGGTGATAAATATAATCTCCAACATTGTAAATTATAATTTTCACCAAATTTAAAATAATCATATTTTTTAGTTAATTCGACCATATTAATTTGTTCCGGGCAATGATGTGTAAAATTAATATTTTCACACCAAGTATTTGGAACAGATTTATTATTTGTCCATAACATACCAGCATTATAAAATCCAGTTTTATCAATATATTCTTGTTTAATAAACTGAGGAGATAATCCTAGTTCTTTTGTTTCATCAATATCATTAATAGTATCTGTTATAATAATATCACTATCTAATAAAAGTGTATCACTGTTTTCTACTAATGCATAACTCATAGCTTTCATCTTAAAAGTTAAAAATTCACCAAATAAACCATTTTGTTCCATTATCGCACGATTCATATTATCATATTTATCTAATTCTATATACCAAAATATTTGAAGTCTTGGTTTTGGTGTCATTTGTTCAATTGATTCTTTTGTTTTAGTATCACTTATAATATATATTTTTTCATTTGTATGAAACACTGACAATGATAATAATAATCCGACTAATTCGTGGACACAAGTTGATGTACATATAGTAGAAAAACTACTTGGTTTCATTATTTAATATATAATTATTCAACTATATATTTAAATATAAATACATATACATATTATAAATACTAATATAATGGAATTTAATGATTTATATAAACCATTTACAGACGAACAAACAACAAAATCTTTTTTGTTAATTCAAGATTTTATATTAGAAAAACAGCAGAAAAACGAGCCTTTTTTTATTGGACGTCTATCTGGAAATGAGACATCACTATGTGGTAAAATTTTATCTAATCAATCTATACAACATCAAGATACATTAATAAATAATATGTTGTTTGGTGCAGGTATACAATTTAAACATATAGATCACTATAAACAATATGTAAAATTAAATACTCATTCTGTTTCAAGATGTGATTTATTAGGTATTTGGGATGGTTCAATGTATTCTCAAGCAAAAGAATATTATGATTTTATAGAAAAAATGTATCCGAATCTTAAAAAAATATGCGCGCACGGTTTGGAGCCGTTTTATTATATGAATAATAACCAATATTGCTTTGATAAAATTTTCAAGAATAAAAAAGTATTGATTATTACATCACACGAAAAAACAACTAAACAACAAATAGTCAATATACAACATATTTTTAAAACAACTAAAATATTTCACGAAACAACCGATTTTTATGTTTATAAACCACCACAACAAAATGGTGGAAATCATGACGATAATCCGTGGACATATCATTTTGAAAAAATGAAAGAAGAATTGAAAACTATAAAGGAGCAAACATTTGATTTTGATATAGCATTAGTAAGTTGTGGTGGATTTGGTATGTTAATAAGCGACTATATATTTAGTGATTTGAAAACAAGCGCAATGTATATTGGTGGTAGTTTACAGTTATTTTTTGGGATCATGGGAAAACGTTGGAAAAATAGTCCAAAAATTATAGAACACGTAAATAATTATTGGACTTATCCGTTAGATGAAGATAAACCTAAAAATCCACAATTATGTGAAGGTAATTGTTATTGGTGAAAACTCATTCGATTACATCCGGATTCGAATCGTTCCACACATTCCGGTTTATTTTGTTCCAATCATCAAATACAAATATATCACCGTGCCATTTTTTTATATTTTCTGGATAATATATTTGTGAATAAAACCCAAATAAACCAATAAGCCAAGAAAATGTGCCTGACGATAACACTATATATTTACATGTAGAACCAAATTGAATTGTTGCTACTTCGTCCTTTGAAATAATGTGTAAATTATATTTTTCAATTAATTTTATACAGATTTCGTGATGGATAGTATCAGAACTTATATATCCATTTGTAAATGATATTTTTTGTAAAACCTTATCATAATATTCAAATGGATGATGATTATCCATTTGAACTATGTCACTATCTAAAAAAATTGTATCTTTTTCATTTTTTAATGCTCTTTTACACCTTTTCTCATTTCAAACGCCCATTTTTATAAATATTGTTTTTTATAAAAATTATTTAAAAATGTATTACTATATTGTATTAGTAAAATGGAATACGAAGACAAAATAAAAGAATTAGAAGAAGAGTTAAAAAAAACAAAGGATGAATTAAACGACACCAAAGAACATCTTAAGAAATACACTGCTCCTACACGAAGTAAAACCTATTATGAAAACCATAAAGAAGAAATTATACAAAAAGTAAAAGACCACAAACAAAATACAAACTATACGTATATTGCGTCTCCAGAACAAAAAAAAGAATGGGCAAGAACAGCATATTTGAATAAAAAAGAAAAGATAAAGAAATTTAACGAACAATCTATTTAGGCAATATATATTTAATTGCGTCAAAAACTATATAAATATAATCTTTAGTAAATATATAGAATGGTGAAAAAGAAGAAGTTGAAAGACGAATTCAAAGAGTTTAGGAATAATGATAAATCCGCATACAAAACCATCAAAACAACGCTCAAATCTGTTTTACTCAATCGTGATTTGGTGCAACCTGTAGTAAATAATCTGGTTTTTGAAATGAATAATTTAATGATACATTCTTACCAGTTTATCCGTTTGTATGTGTTGAATTGCTATTCCAATAAAACGGCTTTGCCTGAAATTGATGATACTTTTATTTTGTATTGTATCAAGACATTAGGCACTCGTGATAACAGAGGAAAGAAAGGTGGTGATACAGCACTGCTTGATAAGTTAGAAAAGTTTTATTTGGAAGAATATCAGCCAGCAGTAAATCACGAGAAAACCAATTTGAAAAACACTACTTTTTTATTACCTTATTTAGCAACGCAAA